GAAAGACTGTTGGGATCTGAGCCTTGTGGCCCTGTGAGCATGGTGCTGCTCGCTCCCATCCTCGACCTCATTGATGCATCCGTCATCAACTGGCTAATGTCGGGGCTGCGGCGGTTTGCCTTGTTGATTGCCATTTCGTTTCGCCGTTGTTCAGACTGTGCTCTCGCCACAGATTCAGCTTGCTGTCGCTTCTGACGACGCAATGCAAAGTCTTGTTTCGACGCAGACTGTTGGCCCGCATAGATCGAATAGCTTGCTGCGACAATTGAGGACACACCCATTGCAATTAGACCCGACATAGTTCGCCCTCTGGAAGGTAGGTGTTAACTCGTTGAGAGACACGGTAGTCGCATGTGATCTCTGTTCCAACTGGAATGTAGTGAACAGCAAACAACGCAATGTTGAAGTCGTCAACCACACGAAACTCCGAATTCGCATCGTGCGAGTGGTTGGTGATGCGGCCTGCAATGCAACGCTTCCCATCAATGCGACCAGGTGCAATGCATTCGCCAGCTTCAATTGCAACTTTGGCAAACAACCCAACTCCGTGGATGTGCGACAAATTCGTGAAACACTTTGCAGTACACGCTTCTGTGTCCACGTGATCTTCGGCCTGTAGCATCATTCTTGAGATAATTGCGTGCGTCAGCCCGCTGTTCAGAACATAGTTCTCGTAGTCTTGTTGTGCGAGCACTGCCTCATGTTTGCGGATCTCAACTCGACGGGACAACAGGGATCCGCTCTCGCATGTCATTTCGTCCTCAGCCGATGGAACATCAGTGCACTGAGTGACGTTCACCGTCGTCCACCATGTGTCTTGGTGTGTGATCGCTGCCCGCTTTGCTCCACGATTCACAGGGATTACATGGTGACCAGTGAGCCGATGAAATCCATCGGTTGTCACCATTGTGATGTCGCCGTGCATGATTGCCACGTGGTCGAGGGACATCAATGCACCAGTGACCACCATCCCCGCAGGTATGAAGATCGTTCGGGAATAGGTGTTCCCGTGCAACACATGCGTTGTCTCAATGTCAATTTGCGGATACTTATTGAGGTGAGCCTCAAGTTCCCGCACAGCTTCAACACTGGATGCACGTGCAATGATGTCTCGTGGTGTGGCGTTGGCAATCACGATGGCACGCTATTCGATGGCTGTTGTATACGGGTCCCCTACTTCACGCGGTCTGCGGAATACGGGTCGTACTCTCCCCGTGTCTTCTTGGTGATCCGTTCGCGAACCTCAATTGGCAAACGCTTCTTGACGGGGTACGCGAACGTAAGACACAGTGCGTCGGCAATGTCAGGAGAACCGCTGCCTTGGAGCCGCTTCTTGATGTCCGCTTTGGCCTCAAGCACCTTGCGTCCAGATCCATCAAACCAATAGACGGGGGTCGCGAGTTCCTGTTTTAGGGCAACGCTGTCTGGAATTGAACCACCACCTTGAATCCACTCGCGCATCATCCACCACATCTCTGTGCGTCGGTTGACAAACTGACCTTCGTTTGTTGCCCGACCACCGAACGGGACTTCAATGGGGTCGAAGTCCAACTGGCGCAGTCGGTCGATGACACCTGCACCCGCACCGCTGTCGATGAACACTGCGTCAGGATCCCAATCCTCAATCACGGTGGCCACCCGTGCAGCCAACTCCATGTTGTCGATCCCTCGGAACAGTTGCGGCTCGTGGCAAATTAGCCCCTGACGCTGGATGATCACGCTGCGATCATCGCCAAACCGAGCAGGATCCACGCCTAGGACGCGCGGTGCTCCCTCCACATCCTTGTCAGTGTAGATCCGCTTCGACGCATCAATCGCGTCTGTGAGGCTTATGACTTGATCCTCAGCGCTTGCCGAGAAGTCGCACAGATACTCTCGAGCAAACGATGTCTCCGACATGTCGCGCCGCAGTCGTTCGACTTCATGGGGATCGAGAGCCCCTGTGTCGTACACCGTATAGCGGGCTGCGTGCCAATCAGGAAGTGTATGCGCCTTGAAGTAGATCTCGCTGAACAGGTTCACTCCGTTGGGAGTGCCAATGAATGTTGCCCAGCCACGACGATCTGAAAGTGCTGGTTGAATGATGTCACCCCACACCTCCTGCTTAATTTGTGCAACCTCGTCAATCACACATCCGTCGAGTCGAACACCACGCATTGCGTCGGGGTTGTCCGCTCCGAAGATCCGAATGACTGCTCCGTTGTGTTTGAAGTTGACACTTAGTTCTGCCTCGTTAATTGCAACAACTTCAGCCTTCCGCAGACCCTCAACTTTCTGTTTGAGTCGAGCCCACGCAATCGCTTTGGCTTGTTTCAAGAACGGAGCAAGGTAGAAGAACAAACCCAAGTCGAGCGGGAATTGCATCGCCTTGTCGATTAGTTCCATGATTGCCAGCTCTGTCTTCCCAGCTCGTCGGTGGAGTGCGAGCACTGTGAATCGCTTGCGCCGACGGTGGCATTCACGTTGCCACGCTCGAGGCTGGTAGTCGATCACTAGATCAGTCTCAAGCATTTTCGTCAGCCTGTGGGACACCAGTGACCACACGCAGGGAGATCGAACCGCTCTGCTCCACACCGACCTTGTCGCCGTACTTCTTGGGGTTCAGCTTCATGGCCAACCATTGGAGTGTGGCCACCTGATTTCGGATGTGTGTCACACTGGCTGTGTCCATTGCTCCCGTCAACGGATGCCGTTCAGGATCGGACATCGAAAGTTCCCGCATGTCATCGATCCACACGTGAGCTTGAAGGGCTCTCGCGCGCATGTACTTGGCAAGAAACTCACCGCGTTCTTCGCGTAGCCAACTAAGAACGGAATCGAACGATGGCATCAATGGATCGCGGCACACAGACCTCATCGATTCACCAAGAGCGATGCGACGGCAGATCTCATCTGCGAACTCTTCCGTAAACTTTGAGGGAGGCCCGCGCTTGAGTCCGATTCGTTTGGTTGGTTGTTTCGGTTTGGCCATAAGAATTCCAGAAGAAACCCCCACGACGACGCAAGCCGTCGGGAGGGCAGGGGAAAAGATAACTACAGTTTATACCAATGTACTTGATGTTGCGGCTATATAAAAAAAGTTTCGCTCATAAACCCTTACCCAACTGGCTGTTGTGACATTTCACCACAAATCTGCAACAATTTCGATTAACCCGCTTGACTATGGTGAGATTCTGTACGACACTATGGGAGTCAAGAGTAGGAAACACCACGCCGCAAGAAGCGGCAGAACTGAGAGACACAATGGTTTACGTAGTCAAATACGCCAGCGGCACAGTCAACATCCACGACGACTATCAATCCGCAGTGGCCGAAATTAACTGGCAGTACCCCAACGCCTATCTGCACGACTGCGGCGAGGGGCGCACGCTGGTGTGGGCTGACGAGGCTGAAAGCGAAGACGACGACGGCTCTGATGCCGTTGCAGAGATTGTTGCGCGGGACGAGATCGAAGCATTGGAGGCGGCTCAATGACTTCCAACCACTACATCGTGTTCTTCTACGACAGTGAGGATGAATCCTCGCAGGACAACCAATCGTTTGACACCCTTGCCCAAGCCAAGAAATGTGCAGACGACACTCTTCCCCACGAGGCAGTGTTGGTAACCATTGAGCAAGTCACATCGCACTTCAGTTCCAACGACAAGCTCAGGGAACATGTCCTTGAGCAAACATACAAAGAGGTATACCGACGCGAGATCCCCGAATGAGTTTGCGGTGGGTGGGTGCAGCAATGCACCTCTCCTCCATGCACTCTGCATGCACACACACTTGCCGCAAGACGCGGCAGAAACGAGACACACATGAACACCAACGAATTTTTTGTCATCAGCCTCGATCCATCGTCTGCAATCCCTGTGTTTGCCGCTGAGGTTAGCCTCAAGGGGAAGGTCACCAAGCAGACCACCGACCGCTACGCAGCGCTCAAGTTTGACGACTTCTATGCGGCTCGCGAAGTCAGTTCGCGGATCGTGGGTTGGGCAGGCTGCTCACGAGTGGAGGGTGTGGCGTTGACTCGCATCGAACAGGCTGAGAGGGCAGTTGCAGCCCTTGAAAAAGTCTACAACGACTGTGCCGACGACATCAATGCTGCGGGTGACATCCGCGATGCGGATGCATATGTCAGTGCTCGTGGCCGCCTTGCGGAGGCCATCGACGCACTGGTGGCTGCGAACGAGCGCGCGTTTCGGAAATGAGTTTGCGGTGACAGGGCGAGCACACACTCACCCTGTCTCCATGCACTCTGCATGAACACACACTCGCCGCAAGACGCGGCAGAAACGAGACACACATGAAGATCATCGGCTACACATATGACGCAGCAGTGCACTGCCCAAACTGCACACGGGAGGCAGCGGCAAACGGGACACTGACTCGAGAGCCGCCGCTCCTGCGTGAAACAGACGAACACGGGGTCGCACAGGATCTCGTTGACCGCAATGTTAATCAGGTTGGTGTTGTGTTTGACACCGACGAGAGCGCTGAAGTTCAGTGTTGCAACGATTG